TAAATTTAAATTAAGTCTTTGTATTGGATATGATGCTGTTGCTTTAGTTTCATAATAATAATTTTGAATATTATCATAAGACCCACCTAACCCAGAAAAACTTCCACGACCTATGATTAACCCTAAACTTAGGTTTTCATGTGTAACCCCAAACTCAACTGATGGATATGTTGTTGATTTAAAATCATCGCTATTGGTTAATGAAACACCAATAGACGTGTAAGTGTTTAATCTTTTTGAGTCTGATTGTGAATAACATATAGTTGTTAAATAAATTAATGTTATCGTAAGTATTTTTCTCATAATTATTTAAAAATTAGCGTGAATGACTCTACCCTTCATTTGTTTAATATTGGATGTTTTAGTATATTTACCTTCTTCAAAAATTTCTGGTTGATATTCTAATATAACCCCATTCATTTTTGCTATTACCCTAACACATAATTCTGAACCACAAGCTGGAATCTTTATGCTATGCATTACAGCCACCACCATTGGGGTGATATAATCGGATTTGATTTTATAATATGATTCCCCATCATCTGAAAGTTCTATTAAATAATAACAAGTATCTTCATTATGTAACACCCAATTAAAATATAATTGATTATCATAAATCCCACCGAAATATTTTATAGCGTTATCTTGACTAAAAGCAGTAGTGGTTATTATAAATAATAGTGGTAGTAATAATTTTTTCATTTTGGTTTGTTGGTTTTATTCTCAATTATATTAATTTATTAATGTTTTTACCATATTTTCAATTTCTTTAATACTCTCAAGAGTATCGCAAGTATCTTTATCAGTACGCAATTCTACAAATGATGGATAAAGAAGTGAATAATTACCTTTTGAATTTTTTGATAGGCCATTACATCTACATTGTAATATTTTACCCAATAATTTTTCTTGATTTTTGGTTACGTACCCCATCGTTTCTTCTTTAAGACCTTGTGGGCGTGTTTTAACTAACCCATCAGATGATTCAGCATTAAAACTAGATATTAAATGTTCATTTTTTGTTCCCTCATCACCATAGTTAAAACCAGTGATACGTAAATCAACGTCCATTTCAAGTTTCATTTTAATTTGCCAATTAGGTTTACCATCCTTCCACTCACCATTAAATGCTTTAAGGATTGTTCCTTCTTGTGGTACACCGTCAACTTCACTAGCTAGAACTTCTTGAAAATGTTCCATAGCTTCAGCATAATTATTAACCTCTTTAGATTCTATTACACGAACCATTGTGGAATTAGCATCAGATATATATTTTTTTACATTATCCAAACGTTTGTAATAAGGTACTTTTGACTTCTTATCAAAATATTCATCAACTGTAATTGTATCCCATACAGTATAACGAATTTTATTTAACGCTGTTTCAAAATTACCATGCTTCGCTTCAAAAGCTTTAAGTTTCTTTTCGTTTTCTTTATCGCTACGTTCACTTTTTTTACCGCAAATATCAATAATAGATGCAATCATCCCATTACTTTCATAACGTGGAACACCATCCATGGTTAATTCACCATTTAAAACAGAATCATTAAACTTAGAAAGTTCTAAAAGAAACTTAGCACCAGTTACAATTGTTGGTTCACCTTGACGACTTTCCAATTCAATATCACCATTACGAATAATAGCATTACAATAGCGACCATCCATTTTTATTTGAGAGTGGCCTTTCTTTCCATTTTCAAATATTTTACGAGCCATAGTTTCATCAAACGATTTAGCACCCATATACGGTGTATCTTCAATTAATTTAGGAAACACCTTATTGATAAAGGTTGTTCCCATACCAATCTTACAATCTTTTTCAATAATTCTTTCAATAATATAAGCATCATCAGATGAAACACCACTCATTGTAACCCCAAGCCATTTTAAAGCATCATGCCCAGTGATTTCTCTTTCGGATAATTGTTTTAAACCATCTAACCCCCAAGTTAAACTTTCTGGTGAATCATTATCAGGTATATAATAAGGAATCTGTTTAATATAAAACTTAATTCGTTTTGAGTTAGCCAAGTATAATACACGCTTTAATAACTCATTATCCTTGTACTTAGCAAGGATTACCATTTTTTGATTTGTGCTGGGTTCAGCACTTATTTCATCAAAGATTTTTCTAATACTCATATTTAATTTTCTATTGTTTCATTTACTGATTTTACTTTAAGTAATACATCTAAATGAAACCACATTGGTTTGGCATCAACTGGTGTGTTTAAAAATAAAGCACCCTTAAACTCACCATATTCTTCAGCATACATATCAATCTTACCGCCATGTTCAATATTGGCAATTCTATCACCCAACTTAAGTATAATAGCATCTGAATTACTAGCTGTTTTAGGTAATGTTTTAGCTTTTTTTTCTTTTCTATTTCTTCCTAACTCATCAGTAACACAATAAACCATTTCAGCAACCTCAATACCAAAATGTTTTTTTATGTCATTAAAACTGATACCATCATCTTCAATCGCATCGTGTAGATAACCACCCACAATATACTTACCAGAAAAACCAAATCTTTTTAATACATCAACGACATCATCTATGTGTTTTTCATATGGAAAAATTTCATCATAGGATTGATTTGAATGGGCTTTAACTGCAACCATTCTGGCCTCTTTGTAAGTTTTTTCTGTGTATATCATATCGTAAAGGTACTAAAAATAAATGAAATGGGCAAATTATTTAAATGGTATTTCTTGTGTCGTATCCCAAACCGATTTTTTTATAGTTTCTGATATAGACATATCCTCACTTTCAAATCTACAATCAGATTCTCGAAGAATATATAATCTCTCTCCCAATAACTCACTAACACGTTTAAGTGTATCACCATCTTTGGTTAAATCTAGGTCACCGTACCAAACCTTACCATCATTAATGGTTATAATATTAGCATTATAATAAACAACACTATTAGGGTTGTTATCACGATACCCACTTTTTGATTCTGATATCATTCTACCATTATGTAGATTTTCAACCCTTAAGAAGTCCTTTACTCTCATTTTTTTTATTTTTAATATCATTTTTCATACCCCAGTATGTCCCAATACTACCACCTATCAGAAAAGCAGTGATTGGTTGCCATTGACCTGTAAGTACTGAATTCATACCTATTGTCATTGATAATAACCAAGTAATCGCCACACCGTTATTAGACCATATAGCACCAAATATATTATTATTAGTAGTGTATAGTATGTTAATAGTTCTCAAATACAGCATTAAAATCTGTGTGATGAATATCAACACAGCTGCATACCATGGATTAGCTAATAATTCTTTAAATTCCACCATAATTATTCCCAATTTATATTTAAAAAACTACCTTCTCTTTGGTCGCTATGTTGACGTATTTTAAATCCACGTTTTTCTAACTCTTTTTTTGTTAGTTGGTCAGCATACATATCAATATTGACCGACATTTCATTTCTAGAAACAGCGTTTTTAATACCTCGTAAACAATCATTTATTTGTTTCTCTATCTTTACATTTAAAACGTTTTGGGTAGTATCTTTGGCCCATTTAGCTGTTATTTCATTATCATTTACCATAATAGCAAAGTTACTATTTTATATCGATATATGCAACTTATATAATATTGAGCTTCATCAACCAATATCTCCAAATTAATTCCAATTTTAATAATCTAACTTTATCAACAGAATACCAACCAATAGACTTAACCTCATCATGTTTAACTATAAAATCACCAGCTACTTTAATTTCATACAACCTCCAAATGTGATTTATTACCCCACGACTACAAGGCTCCTTTGGTGCATCATCACGATAATCACTAATGGAAAGCTCTTTTTGTGATATGATTGTTAATCCTGTTTCTTCTTTAACTTCTCTTATGACAGCGATTAATGGGTCCTCATCTTCATCAATATGACCAGCTGGACAAGCGAAGCCGAATGGTGGGTTCAACCTATCAATCATAAGTAACTCACCACTATCATTTATGATAATGGCACCGACTGAGAAATGAGTTCTAATATTGTTGATTAATTCTTCTTTGATTTTTCCCATGTTTATAAAATAAAAAACCCATTAGGTATTTCTACCTAAAGGATTTTATATAAGACCTTATCATCATAATTCATCATGTACTCGTTTACTGAGGATACTTTACCATCATATAAAGCAAAATATAGACTAGTAAAACCTTTCAAATTGTTCTTACCACACACATCGAAAACAGCCTTAGCGAACTTTTTCTTCTCTTGAGGCATAATATTCTTTGGCCTCATTAACTTTAACTCATCCCATATCAAAGTTAGTTTACCAACTAAATTATCATAATTCTCTTTAAGTCTTAAAAGCTCTTCCTTCCTGTCTGGGAAGGTAGCACCAAATTCTTCAATCTCATTTGATTTGACGATTGTAAGTATGTTATGTTCAGCTGATTTACCCTTTAAATGGTGAACAGCAACATATGCTGGATTCTTTATTTTGATACGATTGAAGTTACCATCTACTACAACATAACCTTCATCATGCCACACCATATCTTCAAATGTATGCAATAAAGCTCCTACGTTCTTAGCGTTCAAATCATAAGCCTTAACAACTGGTAAATTAAGTACCTTACCACATTCTATTAACTCTTCATATGATGCCTCTTTAAGACTAACCACATTCCTTGTTGTTAATAAAGTTACTGATGATTCACCATGTGGCTTAACTACAATATTGTAAGGTGTTGTTATCTCAAAAATATAACAACAATTTTTATCTAAGTAGTCAATTATAAATTTTGGATACTTTTCAGTAACAGTCTTCCAAAACAATTGATTGAAGGTAGTCCCTAATTTATTATTCACTTCACCTTCACCTTCGGCAGTACCAGTTGTTCCAGCAAACCATTCTTTCTTATGCCAATCCCAATAAACTTGCATCATTGACCCATCCAATTTTTCAAGCACATGTGCAGTGTCCCAATCTATCTTATGAGCATTCCCTTCTTCAGAGTTAAAAAATTTTCTGAATGACATAGACATAACCTTCCAAGTACCTATCTCAAGGATAAGTCCACGGCAATCTTGCATCTCAGGCAAAGCCATAAGTGTTGGGGACACTAATTGGTCATACTTAAGTAATATCTTATTGTCGTAGACCCTACTTTTCAATTTAAAATCGGCTATCGTTTTTTCGATACCGTTTGTTAAGATATATTTTTGTATCGCTAACATAATAATGATTAAGACACAAAGGTACGAAAAAAAAATTATATAACCAAATTTATTTCACTATATATTTCTTAATAACACTACCATCACTAAAATAATATAATTTGATGTAATCATAGCTATTATTTATCTCTTGACCTAAAACGTTAGTTATTTTAACTAATTTTGAGACACTTGTATTTGTGTTATAAACACTTATAATATCAAAAGATTCGAAATTACCATTATAATCAAATTGAGTTAATTTATAATATGTGATATTATGATATGGTTCATTATCAACTAAGGTATAAGATAAAGGAGTGTTTGAATTACCAGCACCTTTTATAGTAATTATTTTGTTAAAATATAAACCATCTGAACTCTTATAAACTATGAAATAATCATTATTAAATTCAGAAGCTGTCTCCCAATTTAATTCAATAGAATTATTTTTACTAGTCCCCTTAAAATATAATAGTTCAACAGGTAAAGGTGCGGTGTAATATACAGTAATTCTAATGTGGTCAATCATCCCTTGATTATTAGCACCACCCCCTGTCCTCTTTGCACTTATAACCACACCAAAATTGGTTGCGTTAATATCATTATAAGTCCAACCAACACCCCAAAGGTCTGTTGCACTCCCATATGTTTTGTATGTATCCGTAGATGACCAATTTCCTATATTAGCTTTTTCTGTACCAACAATTGCACCACCTTTAATGATTTTTATTGAGTTATCTTTTAAGGTCCCACCA